AAAGCAAAGTTAAGCCCCTTTCAAAAATCGTGGCATTTTAGCCATGCAAGACAAGGTGGGAGAAGTTTTATTATGCACAAGACCCTCGAAGAGAGGTTGATGTGTCTTTTTCCTTCTTCCATTGCCTTCTCCATTGACGCATTGTCTCCCGACCATGCTAGTCATACATGGAACCTTCCTCTGGATCTCGCAGCCTGGAAGGAGCTGGAACATGAGCTTCTCCATTCTCCATTACCCACGTTTTCCGCCAGTTCTAAGTCATTATAGTCCTGACGTCCCCGCAGCGTTACCTGCGTACCGAAGCTCCATTACCGCAGAAACCCTAGACTTTACATGGCATCAAGGATCCTGAAGCTGCAGCTCACCAGGAGAGTAACTCCTTCTCCATTCCATTGCCGAATCCCCGTTACCTGTATTACTATAGTAAAGTTTCTCGCAACGGTACCTTCTGCGGAGATGGTAGATCTCCATTTCCATTGCCGATGTCTCGCGGGTCGCGGTACTATAGTAGTAGATGACACAGGAGTGCTACCTGCGTGGAACATTTCGATAAATAAAATAGAATTAGGTCTTGATTATCTAATAAGATGGGACTATATAGGTATCATGTGTTGGTAGTCGCACATATAAAAAAGGACTACCACAGGACTGAAGCGAGTGGCCCGATAGGCGAGAGGCGCATGCAGTTCACACGGGGCTAGGAAAGGTTGTATTCTAGATAATTACAATCGGATAAATAAGCTAGCCCCAACAAGGGGCTGGAAAAGCGTGCTAAGGAATCCAAGCGCCAGCCCCATTAGAAAGGAACAAGATGAAAGAACAGGCATGCATTGATTTAGTAGAAGACAAATGGACCACCAGGGCAGAGGATCTCAAGGATCCAGAGTTCGAAGCGCTTGGCTTTGACTGGGTAGAACCAAATACATTCACCGACCAAAAGGAAGGATATTGGCGTTGGCAGTTTAGCTGGGGAGGCCCATCGGACGAGTTACGCGGCTACATCAATTGGGTACCGCAGAGCAGGCCTGGTGCGCTGCATCGTTTGGAATACTGGTACCTGGACTGGTTTGACGGCGCATGTCATCAGGTCCATCCAGATTCTGAAGCGTGGGCCCAGATGCAACAGATGATTGACGCTGCAGCATGATGCATTACCTCTTTATCTTTTTGGCTTTCTATATAGTTGCATTGCTCATTGCCCCGCACCAGGTGATAACTACTACGGTGGTAGCTGGTACGGCAGTGTACCATCTGCTGATCTCCATCTCCATCCCGAGCTAAAGCTCGGTCAGGTATGTATAGTAGTAAGTTTACAAGGGGGACGCGCTTCAGGAAGATTTCGTGGAAAAATAATTAATAATAAGTATTGACAAATAAAGTGGGATAGTATATAAGGGAATAATTAACTAGAAAGACGAAAGGAAAATAAAATGTCAAAAGCTGTTAATATATTAGAAGTGCTAGAGAAAGCACAACAAAGTCCTGCTAGTGTTAGCAAAAGAAATAAACAAGCTATCATAGATGCCTATGGTAGAGCGTTAACAATGCAAAAAGTTTTAGCAGACTTTATTAAAGTAAACCGACAACTAATGATAGACTTAGCGTTTGGAGAAAATGCTAACCTATTACATGGGAGGGATTACTCACTTCATGTATCACAAAAATTGGGTGCAAAGATTGACAACAAACTCGTTAAAGAAAAACTTGGCGAGATTGCGTATCATCAATGCAAAGTGCCAACGGAATATAAACAAATACAAGCGATGCCTTTATCGGAAAGCACGGTTTCAAGAAATAAGAAATCGACAATCGATGAAGTAGCAGACTTTAGAATTTCTGCTTAGTTCCAATAATGCCTAAGTAGTTTGGGGCGACATTGTCGCCCTAATACATTGGGGGGTAAACCTCGTTATAGAGATAACTGCACTTGCGAGTAAATCAGGACAGACCTGATGTAGGAATCTGCCCCCCGCATTTCCATTGCATTGCAGTTCTTGTCGCCTTACCTAGTAATAGTAAACCAACACAGGTACACGGCGAGTTGCGAACTTGTTGTGGAAAAGAAAAGTAAAAAAGAATTTGACTATAAAATTAAATGGGAGTAAGAAGTAATTAGAAAGGAAAAATCAAAATGCCAGATAATGATTTAGACAGACGTTTAGCAGTAGTTGAGCAGACCTTTGGTTTAAGAACTAGAGAGAATGCTGTTGCTACTCCTAACCCTAATGATGTTAGAGCAACACATGTTGACAACATTAATTGGAAAGCACTTTATAAAGTTCTTGAAAGTGAAGTCGAAACAATTGTTCTTGATCCTAATTGTCCTCAGTACGTTAAGGAATGGGGACAACGTATCATGCAACGATTAGCACAACATATAACAAGATGAAGTTCTTACTTGCTTTAATCTTGTTTATGATGTCAATGCAGTTGTTGATAATGTTTACTCGACTACCATACTAAACAGTTTCCCTCGAGGGCTGGTGAAGGGCAGGATAACCTGCCCTTTTTTTATGCCTTCACCACACCACGCTGTCCAGCGTACAGCTTCTATCATCTCCAAAAGCATTAACAACATCTAGGTACTTACAAACTTTAATATACTATATCTGGTAATTTTACGCACCCCTACCCCCCAAAACAGCCCGTCGCTCTGGGGTTTTCCCCTAGTGGTTGAGTTTTACACAAATACAAAGTATGATATAACTTTTTTATGGAAAATTCTAAGATCCCAACGGATTTATTAAAATACGAATTAAGAAAGCTACAGATAAAGGTTGCAGAGGAGTCCCGTTCCTCCTTCCTTACTTTTGTAAGAAAAGTGTGGCCTGAGTTTGTTGCAGGAAAACATCATAAAATTATTGCAAAAAAATTTGAAGACATTTCACGTGGAAAAATAAAAAGACTTATTGTGAATATGCCACCTAGACATACGAAGTCTGAGTTTGCATCTCACCTTTTTCCTGCGTGGATGATGGGACAAAAACCAAAATTAAAAATAATTCAGACGACACACACGGCAGAATTATCGTATAACTTTGGTAGGAAAGTGAGGAACTTATTTGATCAACAAGATTTCAAAGATGTATTCCCGAATGTCAGCTTATCACAAGACTCTAAGGCAGCGGGGCGTTTTACAACTAACTCTGGTGGAGAGTATTTTGCTGCTGGTGTGGGTGGTGCTATTACTGGGCGTGGTGCTGACTTGCTTATTATTGATGATCCTCACTCCGAGCAAGACGCTCTCTCACAAACAGCCATGGACAATGCTTACGAATGGTACACCTCTGGACCTAGACAACGTTTACAACCTGGTGGCGCTATTGTTATAGTTATGACTCGTTGGTCGGTAAAAGATCTAACGGGAAAATTAATGGCGGCTCAAACTAATGAAAACTCAGATCAGTGGGAAGTGGTCGAGTTTCCAGCTGTCTTGAATGATAAACCATTATGGCCTGAGTTTTGGAAACTAGATGAACTTAAAGGTGTTAAAGCTTCGCTGTCAGAACAAAAATGGCAAGCTCAATGGCAACAAGCTCCAACGTCAGAAGAAGGTAGTATTATTAAACGAGAGTGGTGGAAAGTGTGGCCTAAACCTGAAATACCTGATTTAATGCATGTCATACAAAGTTATGACACAGCGTTTAGTAAAAAAGAAACAGCAGACTATTCAGCTATAACAACGTGGGGTGTATTTAAACCCGTGGAACACGGACCATGGAACATCATACTTCTTGCTATGCGTAAGGGACGTTGGGATTTTCCCGAGCTTAAAAAGATTGCGTTAGAACACTGTACATACTGGGAACCCGAAACAATCTTGATTGAAGCCAAAGCTTCTGGTATGCCCTTAACTCAGGAGCTACGTCAATTAGGAATTCCTGTAGTAACTTATACGCCTAGTAAGGGCAATGATAAGCATGTACGTGTAAACTCCGTAGCTCCACTTTTTGAAGCAGGACAAGTATGGGCAACCGACGACCGTTGGGCAGAAGAAGTTATTGAAGAATGTGCTGCTTTCCCTTATGGTGAACATGACGATTTGGTCGATTCAACAACACAAGCGTTGTTGCGTTTCCGTCAAGGAAACTTCATACAATTAGATTCAGACTATAAGGATGAACCACAATTTCTTGTAGGCATGAGGGAGTATTATTAATGAGCGCAAAAATTTTAGAGAGACTTAGAAAAAAAGCTCTTGATCTTGTTATGGATAATAAACCAGACGAAGTAAGAGAAACGCTTGAGCAAATTAAAACGTTAGAAGAAATGATGGCTGCTTCTACAAAAAAACAAGAAGGTATAGAATCAATAAAAACAGCTGATACTTTAGAACAAAGACCTGTGTTAGATCTTGTTACACAGAGATTGAATAAAGAACAAGAATTATTAAAAGTACAAGCCGATAGAGCTAAGAAATTTAAAAATAAAGGTGTTAATGATCCTTATTATAAAAAATATGATGAAGGATCTATTTTTTCAGGTGCCAACACCTATGATGACTATTTAGAATTGATTGAAGATTATGCTCAAAGGGAAGCTAATTATTTAGGAAGTCGCGCTGACTACAAAGGAGTACCCTACGAAAATAGATTAGAGATTGCAACAAATAGATTTAAAAGAGAGGCTAATAAAGATATTATTAATAGAAAACTTTATATTAATTATGGAGGTAAGGATTTAGATGATGTGGGAGGTTTTACAACCAACAGTCCTAAAGAATTACAAATTCAAGAAAATTTTAATGTATATGCTGATGACCTACTTGCTAATTTTAAACAAGGTAAGGATGTTATTCCTTATAAAGGAAATGATGGTTTAGTTTACACAAATGCTGATGAAATAAAAAAAGTTAAACAAATAGAAGAAAAAGAAGCATTAGATAAATTAAGAGCTGATAAAGAAGCTATTTTTAAAGAACATGAATATGTAAAACAAGCATATAGATCTAATTATGATCCAACATTAAAACCTGATTTTTCTAGAGAGGGGTACACGAGTTATAAAAATAAAGTTTATAATCGTTTAAAAAAAGGCACTTATATTAAAAGAGATAGAAACATGAATCCTGTTTTAGATGAGCAGGGTAATGTTCAATTTTTAGATTGGAGTAAACAAAGTGATTTAATTGATATTCAATATCAAAAACAACTAGAGGCAACAATGCCACCTGGAGGTAGCCTTGCATACATTAAAGCTAAAATACCTAATCTTGAAAAAGGACATGAATTAATGAAAACAAGAAGATTAGCTATTCTTGATCAAGATGATCCAGTTAATTTAAAACAAATACAATATCCAACATTTTTTACAACAGAGCCTAGAAATAAAATTCACATTCGTTTGGAAACCGATCTTGTAAAAGTTCTTGATGGAATTAAAGATTTGTCCTCTACTTTATTACGAAGTGCAGATTCAAAAAAAATGTTAACAAAATTAGAAAGAACAAGGAATGCTATTGTAAAAGATATGAAACTACTTGGATTAGAATCTAGAATATTAAATGATACAACTGGTAAGTTTAGAGCTTATGGACAAGCCTTTTATGATTCAGGTCAATTAGTTAATTCTTTAAAAGGGGTAAAAAAATTTAATTACATTGGAAGTAGTTTAGATTTAGATCCCTCAAAAATGAATAGAAATATAAAAAAATTAGATGGTGATTTTGTATTACCTGATGGATTTAAAGATGGGGGTTTCGCTTCTTTTCAAGAAGTGCTAGAATATAATAATGGCTAAGATATCTGAAACAATTGATAAAATGATAGAGAGTATTCCAGGCGTAACTGTATCTACAGAAGGATTACCCAAAAACTATCAGCCTCGCGTTGACACAGATGAGAGTGTAGATATATTTGAAGATACGGATACAGTATACGATTCAGCTACAGGAGAAACAATTACTAAGTCTGCTGACGTTATTAGAGAAGAAAGAAAACAAGTAGGTAAAGATAGAGAAGAAGCTATACTTCAAAATTTAAGTAAAATTATTCCAAACGCTGCCGATTGGGCAACAGAAGAACTTATATTTCCTTTGTATGCTCCCACCGCTTTAGTAAAATATGCTATGGATATTGTTGGTGGACCAGATATTCCAAGCGCATCTGTTTTAAATAATTTTGTTAGTGCTATTGAAGCCGAGCAATATGCACAAGGAACAGGTCCAATAGAAAGTGGTGCATATACTGTTGGAAGTTCAGGAGTTGGTTTAGCGGGTGGTGCTCTAGTGTATGAAGCAGCTTTAGATAAAGTTAAAAAGGAATTACCAAAAGTTTACAAAGGTCTTACACGACTATTTCCTTACTGGGTAGATCATGTTCACAACAATGCTCCAGGAATAATAAAAAATGCTAAAAAAGCAACTAAAGGACAAAAAGCGTTAGGTCTTATAGCAGGTTTTGGAAAACAAATAAAACATATGGTGCAAGTACCAGGAGACATACGTTTTAGAGCAGGTGCTAATTTAGGTAGACTAGCAATAGGAGGTACGGGTGCAGGTATATTAATTAACCTTTTAATGTCAAAACCTACGGGAGGAGAAGGCTTGATGGCAGACACCCCTTCAGAACGCATAAAATACCTAAGTGCTGAAATGTTAAAAATTGGTTATAAAAATAAATACGGTGTTGATATAGATCTTTCAAGTGATGATATTATTTACGACCAACAAGATAACACAATGGTTTTAACACCAGGAAAAGTTGCTGAAGTTATAGCTCGAACAGGAGAATATATTCCAATTGATACAAATGAGATTGAAATGGTTCAAGATGTGCTAGGATATGGGTATGATACAGAAACTGATGAAGAATCTTTAGCAAAATCAAAAAAAATAGAAGAAGAATATATAGCTGAACAAGAACGTTATAAAAACCTACCATTAAATAGAAAAATAGGAGAAGGTCTTGAATATTTTTTTGAAGATGTCGGTTCTCGTAAATTACCGCAAGATATGAAAAAGTTAGCAGGATTACCTTTTTCTTTACTAAAAAAAATTCGTGATAGCGAGTACGTACAATCTAGTAAACAATCTTTTCAAGAGGCTCTTGGTATAGCAGATCCCGTTGAAGGATCAGAAGAAAAACCTTTTGATCTGTACTCTATGACAGATGAAGGTATAATTGAGGATGCAAAAGATATGGCAGAGAATGAAAGATATATGCAGGATAAAATGGATAAAACTTTACAGACGGCACCTTCTATAAATCAAATGGCCGTGGGCGGTGAACCAGGACAATTTAGTGATTCAATGATTACAGGGATGGAAGAAGATATAAATGTGGATGATATAATTAATCAACCAGGTTTTGAATCTATGTCAGACTTTGACATTTTTGAAGAAGCAAAAAAACAAGGTTATCAAGAATACGAAGTAGCAGGTAAATTATTAGGGAAAGTTCCTTTATGGGCAATTGGCGATGTACCTAAACCAAATATTCTTACACAAGATTTCACAAAAACTCAAAAAAAACTTTTAGATGATTTGGCTAAAAAAGTTGGTAATGAAGATGAAGTACTTACACAGATTGATGAAATATCCGAAGCTTTTGTAACACCAGCAGGTGACACTGCTGTAGATGTAGCCAAAACAAAAAAAACAATTATTGACTCACCTGAAGATGCAGAGTCAGTATTTTACTCGGGCCTTGAAGCACGGCTCATGGACCCTAACACACCAAAGACATTTAATAGCGCTGATGATTTTTTTAAATTTTTACAGAACAAACAAATTTCTAAAAAAGAAGTAGGCGATAATATTCTTGATAATTATATCGCTGTTTCGACAAAAAACGGAACACCATTAAATACAGCCGACATGTTAAAGATTGTGCGTCAAGCACCGATGCGTAAAGTAGAGTCAGTTATTTATGGTGATGCGTCGTATGGTGGCGCAAAGCAAGCAAAGTATCCTGGTTATCAAGAACCAGGTGCGTTGCCTAATAGCTATAGAGAATCCGTATTATATCTTGATCCAAAACATATCCCTCAAGATCCAGATAAAATACCTGGAACTGTGCATGACTTTACAGAACGATACGTGATCGGGTGGTCGCGGCTCACGGACCGTAATGCAACATTACCTGTAGAAAAAACAGCACAAGGAATTGAAGAAGCAGTAGACCCTGCTATGATTAGAACACTCAAGCGTAATCAGAAAAAAATAGATAGACAATTAAAAGGATTAGAGTTTTCTGCAATTAGAAGATTACAGCGAGAGGGATTAATAGATTTAGGTAGTGATGAGTATATAGATGATTTAACAATGGCAGAAGTTAGAAATATATTAGATATTGATACCATGGCAAAACTAAGAAGTATTGACGAGCCATTAGAACAACAAATTTTACAATTTAGAATGAAAATGGATAGTGACGCCGCAAAGTTACAAAAAATGGAAGCGGCAACCAAAGGACCACAAGCTATTGTAACATTTGCTGATGAAATACAATCTGATATTTTACAACAAGCTAAAAAATTAGAAAATGATTTACGAGAACAATTAGGTGATATTCTTGATTTACCAAAAGATAAAAGATCAAAAGCACTTGGTGAACAACGCACACGTTATCAAGGTGGTGCAAGAAACGTAGAGCCTGAAGTATTAGATTTTTATACACAAAATGAAACAATTTTTAGACCAATGTTTAGCACAGCAGAAGAAATGCAAGGATTTGTAGATGAATTTGTAAAAAATAAACAAGCTATTGAAGTGGTGGCAAAAGGAGGGCCTACTCCAAGCGATGATGCTATAAAAGCGATGAACGCTGCTATTGCTAAAGAAAAGAAGATGCTAGAACAATTAAACGTTGGATTAAGTGAAGGAGCTTTAAAACAATTATTTCCAAATTTACCATTTAAAAGTAGAGACGAATGGGGCGATATATTAATTAAAAGAGATTTAACAGAAGCGGCACAACGATTGTTTATAGACAAGGTTGATGGTGCTGCTCAGTGGTATGCAGTAACTCCTGCTAATCTTGTTAAAAATAGATATAGTCAAAGCGGTGGAACCGCCGTGCCAATTAATCAACGAACAAGAGATATGAAGGGCATTGGTACTGAAGAATTTTATGGTGGTCCTACTAGCGTTGATTCTAAAGGAAAACATTATACTTCAACAGTAGAAAAAGCACTTAAACGAGCAGCGAAAGAAAATAACTCTGAGTTTAAGATTATTAAAGTAGATGGCGTTGGTGATGTTTTTGCTGTAAAGCTTACCCCTGAAATGTTATTACCACATAAAACTCATAGAAAAAAAGGAGGTATGGTGTATACTCCTGAAATAATTGATATATTTGAGGCAGCATAATGGCAGTTGATAAACCTATAGGATTTGTACCAGCACAAGAAGAAGTAGCTGAACAAATGGTAGAACTAGAAGGCGGTAATTTCTCTGATGGTTTAACACCTAATGTAGAAATGATGGAAGATGGTTCTGCTTTAATTGGAGAACAAACACAAGAATTAGCTACAACATTTGATATGAACTTAGCTGAAGTTCTTGATGATAATGTTTTAGGACAAATATCTAGTGAATTACGTCAAGCTTTTGAAGACGATAAAGCTTCAAGAAAAGAATGGGAAGATACATATAAAAAAGGACTAGATCTTTTAGGATTTAAATATCAAGAAAGAACAATGCCTTTTGCTGGTGCGAGTTCCGTGACTCATCCAATGTTATCCGAGGCTATTACACAATTTCAAGCACAAGCTTATAAAGAATTATTACCAGCAGGTGGACCAGTTAATACACAAATTTTAGGTAATGTAACACGACAAAAAGAAGAGCAATCACAACGTGTAAAAGATTACATGAACTATCAGATTACTTATGAGATGGAAGAATATGATCCTGATATGGATTCCTTATTATTTTATTTACCTCTTTCAGGTTCTGCTTTTAAAAAAGTTTATTTTGATGATGGGTTAGGAAGAGCTGTCTCTAAGTTTGTTCCTAGTGATGATTTGTATGTTCCTTATCAAACAACAGACTTTCCGTCATGTGAAAGAGTTACTCATGTAATTAAAAGAACAAAAAATGAAATTAGAAAACTTCAAGTAGCAGGAATGTATCGTGATGTAGACTTATCTGTCTATACCGATGAAACAGGATTACAAGAAAAAGAAAATCAAATTGCTGGGGTAAGAAAAAATTATCATGATGAAGATTATCAATTATTAGAGATGCATGTTGATTTAAACCTTGAAGGTATAGATAGTGATGACGGAATTAAAGTTCCATATATTGTAACCATTGACGAAGGTTCTTCTAATGTTTTATCAATTTATAGAAACTATGCAGAGAATGATCAAAAACAAAAGAAAAGACAATATTTTGTACACTATAAGTTTTTACCTGGGTTTAGTTTTTACGGCTTTGGTCTTATCCACATGCTCGGGGGTCTCTCAAGAACAGCAACATCAGCTCTTAGACAACTTCTCGATGCAGGTACGTTGTCCAATCTCCCTGCAGGTTTTAAAGCTAGAGGGTTGCGAGTTAAAGACGATGACAACCCACTCCAACCAGGAGAATTTAGAGATGTAGATGCACCTGGTGGTAGTTTACGAGACGGTTTATTACCTTTACCTTATAAAGAACCATCTCAAACATTATTTCAATTATTAGGTTTTTGCGTAGAAGCAGGTTCACGATTTGCTGCTATTGCTGATCAAAAAGTAGGGGACGCAGCTCAAGCTGGTGCTCCTGTTGGAACCACAATGGCATTAATGGAACGCGGCGCAAGAGTCATGTCTGCTATTCATAAACGTTTACATTATGCACAAAAAATAGAATTTAAGTTATTAGCAAAAATATTTGCTGAAGCATTACCTTCTAGGTATCCTTATGAAGTAGGATCTGATGCTGTTCCAAGTTTAAAAGTTGAAGACTTTAGTGATGATATAGATGTTATTCCTATATCCGATCCAAATATATTTTCTATGTCTCAACGTGTTACGTTGGCACAGACTCAATTACAATTAGCACAAGCTGATCCAGGATCTCATAATATGTATGAAGCTTACAGAAGAATGTATCAAGCACTTGGTGTTAAAGATATTGATATGATTTTACCTGTTCCTCCTGAACCACAACCACAAGATCCAGGATTAGAGAATGCATCTTCATTAAAAGGACAAGGTTTAACGGCTTTTAGAGGACAAAATCAAATGGCTCACGTTGATGCACACCGAGCATTTATGTCATCTATGTTAGTTAAAAATAATCCTCAAGTAATGGCAATATTACAAGGTCATATTATGGATCATGTAAGCATTCAGGCAAGAGAAGAAGTAGAAGAAGAGTCAAAAGCACAAATAGAACAAGTTGCAGCTAAATTTGGTGGTCAAGTGCCAGAAGAATTACAATTACAGATGCAAGAAGAGATCGAAAGTCAAGTTTCAGAAAAAATTGCTGAAATGACCGATGAAATGGTAGCTGAAGAAGCAGAAATGCTACAACAAATGAGTGAAGATCCTCTTGTTGGACTAAAACAACAAGAAATTAACCTTAGAGCACAAGATTTACAAAGAAAATCAATGGTAGATGAAGCTAAAATAGGTATTGATGAACAAAAATTACGTCAAGATGCACAAATTGCTCAAGATCGTATTGATTCTCAAGAAGATATTGCTCAATTAAGAGCTAATGTTAATTTAACAAAACAAAAAGAAATAGAAAAAAGCAAAAAACGTCCAAGAACTGTGGATGTAAACAAAAATATTCGTTTTGATAACTAATCTAGGGCTTGTAAAAGTGTCTTCTAAGTCTAATGTAGAAACTATGAGTCAAGCTGAAGAAAAATTACATAAATGGTTTGAAGAATTAATGGTTATGGCAGAAAAAACTTCCAAATGTGATGAAGATAATATACTCTTAGCAGGTGCTTTCATGAGTGCAGCTCGAGTTTTATATTTTAATCATATGAATCCTGATGATGCAAAGCATATCATGGAGCAAAACACGTTTGATTTTATTGAGTTAATAAAACCAACAATACATTGAGGTAAAAAATGGTAAAATATTATAATGGGAAATTATATCCAAATGCAAAAATGACTGTCTCTAGTGATTTAAATCCTTATGCAGGTCCTACTGTAAACAAAGCTTATGCTCCTTCAACAGCAGCTTTAAGAGTTCAAGGTCCTTCAAAAGTAGATAATTTAGGTAGTGGACCGAAAGGTCAACGCAGTAAAATGCAAATTAAAAAGGTTCCTTTTAAAGGCGTTTTTTAGTGGACAACATCCCTACTTTTAACGCTTATTACAGCGAAAGGTATGGATGGACATTAAAAAAAGAAGAGATTATGGGAGAGTGTAAAAATTGTAACCATGGCTGTCATTGCAGCGATGGTGGTTCTTGTCAATCATGTGATTGCAAAAACTGCGAACATGATGTAAGTTAATCGCTTTAAAAAGGAGGTCATATGAACCTATTAAAAGATTTATGGGCACACGTTAAAGAGTGGTCGGATTGGAAAATGAAGGATTGGATCAAGGCGGGTATTGTAGCTGTCGTTGTTGTAATCGTTATTTCTAGCATGACAGGTGGAGCTGCATAATGTTAAATCTCATCGGTGGATTACTAGGAGGTAAAGGCGGAGCCTTAAAACAAATTACTAATGTAATCGATGAACTTCATACCTCAGAAGAAGAGAAATTAGATAAAAAGATTTTAATGCAACGCATTCAACAAAAACTCGCTGAGAAACAGTTGGATGTCAATGCAAAAGAGGCAGGTCACCGCTCCGTATTCGTGAGCGGTTGGCGCCCTGCTATAGGATGGGTCGGAGCCTTTGCCTTAATGTTTGAGTTCATTTTATCCCCTTGCATAGAATGGTACGCAAAATTTTCTGGTATGGCTATTTCAGCTCCTGAAATTCAGACTGGGCCCTTACTAGCAATTGTCACTTCAATGCTCGGGGTCGCGGGCATGAGAAGTTTCGAAAAAGCCAAGGGATTAACTAAATAGGAGATAGCCATGGCTAATACTAAAAGAATGAATAGACTTGAAGAGCTTGGTCGAGTAGATTCAGAAAAAGCTTACACTAAAAAAGGTAAGAAAAATTTAAAAGCAGAGAAAAAAAGAATTGTAGGAGAATTGAAAAAAAACCGTGGTGGTAGCATGGGCGGAGGAATGAATCCAATGGGTTATTCTAAAGATCCAACTGTTGAAAGCATCGTTGGTTATAATCCTAATAGAATGAAAAAAGGAGGCGCTACAAAACGTAAACCTATTAAAAGACGTGGTGGCGGAATCGCTAAACGTGGAATGGGGATTGCAAAATGAGTGATAAAAAGGAATTAATAGAGAGACTTGACGATCTTAGAAAAAAATTAACGGAAGGAAAAATGGGCAAAGCAGGGGTAGCAGGAATGATTGCTAGTGTTCAAAGATTTTTTGATAACATGGACCCTGACGATAAAAAAACGTTAAGAAGTAGATTTGAGAGTAATATGAGTCGTTTTAGAAAAAGAAGAAAAGCTTTAGGAGATGCTCAATCTAAAGCTTTCCCTACGGCAAGAAGAAAAAAAGATGGACCTGATCTTACAAATAGAGCTTCTGGCGGTGTAATTAGACGTAGAGGTGGTGGAATTGCTAAACGTGGGTTTGGAATAGCGAAGTAATGGCAATACCTAAAGGACCAGGAATGGGCGTTAGGCAACGTATAGCTAATGCGGCAAACTTAGGAAGAAATATTGCAAGAAAACCTATTGGTGATCCAACTGGTCAAGGCTTAAAAGGTAAAACTTTAACAGGTGGTACTATGCAAATAAAAAGAAACGTTGGAACTAAAGTTCCTGAAACAAGAAGAAAAGGTGGAATGGTAAAAAGTTCTGCTCAAACTTCTGTTATTAAAGGAGCCCAAGCACCAGGATCAAGAGAAGGATCTACTATTGGTGGACCAAAAGCAAAAGGTTCTAGAGAAGGATCTGTTATTAAAGCTAAAGATGGTAAATGGATTCAAAAAGCAATTAAGAAACCAGGTGCACTTCGTAAATCTTTAGGTGTAAAAAAAGGAAAAGATATTCCTGCAAAAAAACTTAATACCGCAGCGAAGAAAAAAGGTAAACTGGGACAAAGAGCAAGATTAGCAAAAACTCTTAAAGGTTTTAAATAAAAAGTGCCATTTAGATCTAAAAAACAACGAGCATATCTTTATGCTAATAAGCCAGAAATGGCAAAAAAATGGGCTTCAGAACATGGAAATAAGATTGTAAAAAAGGATTCAGGAGGGTATATAGAGGTTTATCCGAGAGGATTTAGTAGAATGCTCCCGAGTAAAAGACAGAAAACTAAAATATTTATATAAGGAGAAAGAATGTCTGAAGTTTTAAAAAAAAGAATACGTGACCATGAAGGTTTTATTGCAAAACCATACCTAGACTCATTAGGGAAAGCCACCATAGGCTACGGCCACCTTATCACTGATGAAGATGAATTTGAAAATGGTAAAGAATATTCTAAAGATGAATTATTAAAATTATTTGAAAAAGATTTTGCAAAAGCAGAAATGGGTGCTGATCAATTAGTTGGTCATATTCAAGAATTACATATTGAAGCTAAAAATGTAGTAACGGAAATGGTTTTTCAGCTTGGAACTCAGGGGGTCAGAAATTTTAAAAATATGCTTTCTGCCCTTGAAGAACGCAATTATCAAAGGGCGAGTATGGAAATGTTGGATTCCCGTTGGCATGCACAGACAACCAATCGTTGCGAAAGTTTGTCAAAAATTATGGCTCAATGCGCTTAGAGAATTTTTTTACATATTACAAAAAACAATTAATCTCTAGACAAGACCAAGTAAAACAAGCTATATTACAAGGTGTAAAAGATTGGGAGGAATATAGGTATTTAACAGGTAAGTTACATGCCTTAGAACAAGAAGTACAGGAACTCACGGACCTGCTAAAGAAAACGGAGCTAGAAGATGAATAAACCTAAACTAATTGTCCCAAAACACGTATGGGATACTAAAACCCCTGAAAAAGCAAAAAAAGAATTAGAAAAAGTACCGCAACCTACTGGGTTTAGAATGGTATTATATCCTCTAAAACTAGAAAGCAAAACTTCAGGAGGATTACATCTTACTGACGACACAGTAGAACAATCTCAAATTGCTACAAATGTTTGTAAAGTTTTAAGAATGGGACCGAGTTGTTATAAAGATAAAGAAAGATTTCCTGATGGACCTTGGTGTAAAGAAGGTAATTGGGTTCTTATTACTAGATATGCAGGATCTCGTATTAAGATAGACGGTGGTGAACTTAGAATAGTTAACGATGACGAAATACTGGCTGTTATCGATGACCCGAGAGATATTTTGCCAGCTAACATTTTATAACATGGAGGTACCATGCCAGAAGCAATAACACCATCTTCAGAAAAACTCGTACCTATTGATACGTCGGGTAATGCTGTAGATGTAACATTAAAAGAAGATAAAAAAGATGATGTAGTAGCAACAACAGAAGGAGAAGCTCCAGTTGTTGAAGTTAAAGAAGAAAAAGAAGTTACTCAAGTAGTAGAAGAAAAACCACAAGTTGAGGTAACTGAAACAAAAGAAGAAGAACTTGAAGAGTATAGTGCAGGCGTAAAAAAACGTATTGATAAACTTACACGTAAAATGCGTGAAGCTGAAAGACGTGAACAAGCTGCTGTAGATTATGCAAAACAAGTAAAAGACGAAAACGATAAAATTAGATCTTCTAACATTGTACAAAATGATTCAATGTTAGTGGAAAGAGAAAAAGCTCTTGCTAATCAAAAAGAATTTGCAAAAAGAGCAATGGAAGCTGCTGTGCATGCTAAAGACGTTGAAAAACAAGTTGCTGCTCAACAAGAAATTGCTCGTTTAACTATAGAAGATGAAAGGTTAAAAGTATCAAAAGCTAAAGCTCTTCAAAGGAAAGCTGAAATTGAAAAAGCACCCGTAGAGGATATTAATCAAGCTATTGATAAACAACCTCAGACTCAACAGTCTCAACAACAAGCTGATCCAAAAGCTGTTGCGTGGGCCGAGAAAAATGAATGGTTTGGCAATGACAATGCTATGACTTATACAGCTTATGATATTCATACTCAGTTAATGAAAGAGGGTATTGACGCAAGAGACGATGAATATTATACTGAGATAGATAAACGTATACGAAAAGAGTTTCCCCATAAATTTAACGATGGAGGGGAGGTAAGTCGACCGAAGCAAAAAGTTGCATCGGTTGTACGAAAATCGTCCACTGGACGCCGCACTGTGAGACTCACACCTTCACAAGTTGCTATCGCAAAAAAACTTGGTGTGCCCTTGGAAGAATACGCAAAACACGTGAAGGAGGCGTAAATGAATACTGAAACACAAAAAGTTGAAAAACTTAAAAAGACCTCACGCAAAGCTGAAACCCGTGAAAAGGTTGCTCGTAAAAGAGGATGGGTTCCTCCATCAAACTTAGAGGCACCAGAACCACCTGAAGGATTTCACCACAGATGGGTTCGAGCAGAATTTAGAGGCGAACAAGATGAAAAAAACATCATGGGCCGTCTTCGTTCTGGTTACGAATTTGTCATGTTAAGTGAGTATCCTGATCGATTAGACTTACCGTCTATCGCTGAAGGTAAATATAAAGGTGTTATAGGAGTTGGTGGGTTATTATTAATGAGATGTCCGATCGAGGTCAAAGAAGATAGAGACGCTTACTTCAGGCGCTTAACCGATGATCAGATGGCTTCAGTAGATAATGATCTAATGAAAAACGAGCATCCAAGCATGCCGATCTCAAAAGAGAGGCAAAGCAGAGTAACCTTTGGTGGAAAAAAAGACTAATTAGTAGGATTTTTGACCTCCAAAACTATTAAAGGATGACAATATGGCAAATATTGATAGCGCATTTGGTTTAATTCCAATTGCAAAAGTTGGTCAAAATCCAAATAATGGTGGTTTAACTCAATACTCAATCGGTGACAATCAAAGCACAGCTATTTTTACAGGGGACCCCGTTACATACAAAAACGATGGAACTGTTGAAGTAGGCACTGCTAGCACTGCATTTTGTGGCGTGTTTAGAGGATGTTTTTATACTGATCCCTCTACAAGTAAACCAACATGGAGACCTTACTTTCCTGCAAGCACATCACCTGGTGATGCTGTAGGATTCATAGTAGATGACCCACAACAATCATTTATAGCTCAACAAGACTCTGATTCAGTTAATCTTGTTGCAGCAAATTTAAACGAAAACTGTAATCTAGTTTTCGGAGCTGGTAATACCGTTACGGGTGTTTCTGGTGTTGAAATAGATTCAAGCAGCAAGAATACTACTGCTACTCATCAAGTGAGATTAATTAGTTTTTGGGATGTCCCAAGCAACGATAAAACTGCTAATAACAGTGTTTTCGTAGTTAAAATTAATAATCACCAACTTATGGGTGGTACTGGTACTCAAGGCGTATAGGAATAGGAGAATAGAAAATGGCAATTAATAGAGCCCAGCTCGCCAAAGAGCTAGAACCTGGACTAAACGCATTGTTTGGACTAGAGTACAAAAGATACGAAAATGAGTCTGCTGAAATTTTCAGTCAAGAATCTTCTGACAGAGCTTTTGAAGAAGAAGTAATGTTAGTAGGTTTTGGTGAAGCAGCGGTAAAACCAGAAGGGTCTGCAGTAGCATTTGATACTGCAAAAGAATCTTTCACTGCAAGATACGTTCACGATACAATCGCATTAGCGTTTGCGTTAACGGAAGAAGCAGTAGAGGATAACCTTTATGACACTTTATCTGCTCGTTACACTAAAGCTTTAGCAAGATCTATGGCTTACACTAAACAAGTAAGAGGAGCGAATGTGTTAAACAATGCATTCTCAACTACTGGTGGTGATGGTGTTACATTAGCTAGCACAGCACACCCAACTACTTTTGGTGGCACTTTCTCAAACAGAAGTGCAACAGATGCAGATTTAAACGAAACCTCATTAGAACAAGCGATGATTGATATTGCTGGTTTTATCGACGAAAGAGGACTAAAAATTGCAATGAACGGAAGAAAAATGATTCTTCCAGTAAACATTCAATTTGTAGCTGATAGAATTTTAAATTCTACTCTTAGAGTTGGTACTGCTGACAACGACATTAACGCTCTCAGAAACATGGGTATGTTACCAGAAGGTTATGTAGTAAATCACTACTTAACTGATACGGATGCATATTTCATTAAAACTGATTGTCCTAATGGATTCAAACACTTTGTTAGAGCACCTCTGGCTACAGGCATGGAAGGTGACTTTGATACAGGAAATATGAGATACAAAGCTCGTGAGAGATATAGCTTTGGTTACTCTGATCCTCGTTGTGTTTACGCATCTCAAGGTTCATAAAAAATTACTGGATCCTCCCAGATAGAAGAAGGCGCTTGTAAGAGCGCCTTTTTTGTTTTATAAATTATTTTAATGTTAATGTTGGTAAACAGTCATAAGGATTGTTTACTGGTCATATTTTAAAAGGAGACTGACATGACAACACATTTTAATAATGGCGTTACTAACGTAGTTAAAGATAAAAGCCCGTTAAAGAACGCAATGATGCCTGATCCATTTCCCGTTACCAACACGCAAGGTGCAGGATATGATTTTTTAGGTCAAACGTCGTACATGGATGATTTTTATTCATTCGTTACAAGAACTAATACAAGTAACAATGGAAGAGGTTCACCAGGATGGTTTGTAAGCCAAACTGCTAGTACTCAAACATGTGCACCAATAGGAGATGCT